CTACACCGCTTGATAGTTGACTGAGTTGAAGTAATTCAAGTGCACGGGCATTTTCGAGTAGTACGCCATTAAATGGCCGTGCGTTTGACTGCCTACGGTATCCCCGACCACACTCACCGTTTTGTAGTCGGTCTTGGTGATGGTCGATGGACTAATCGGCGCTTTCGTGGCGGTTTCCGTGATTTGGCAGTTACAGAAAATCAGGTGTTTTTCCATGCCATACGGCATTGGATAACGACCCACATCCACGCTAACGCCCGCGATTAAGTCGGCTTTGGTGAAGCGTCCGAACGATTCCACACAACGCGAGGCTTCTTTTGCGGTTAGGCTTGGCGTTAAATCCGGCACGATGTTTTGTTGGTCTGGATTTAAGAACACGCCCGCGCCAGTGAATGCACAACTTTTGCCGCCGTTGTTCATGTCCGACTCAACGAAAAAGGCATAAATGCCCCCTGGCTTAAACTTCAAACCATGTAACCAGGAGTGCACAAACTTGGCTGGCTCAGGACGCTCCGAAAAGGCTTTGCCAACGTAATCAACAAAGTTGCCGTTGTGGTCGAGTTCAACCACACCAAAACGGTGATAAACCGTATCGTCGTGCATCTTGAGGTAAGCTGAATATGACAGGTCTTTGCGCTGTGTCTCGCCGTTCTCATCGTTGTATAGGATTTCACTTTCCATTGGCGCACTAAACACGCTGAAATGAATCACCTTGGCGTCACCAAATCCCATCAAGAAAAACGCTGCCTTTGCTGTCGGGTCGCGCTTTTCGACTTCGCTGCCAATGGTGTTATAAAACGCACTGTGAGCGTAAGACGACGCGGCTTTGACTTCGACGCCCCATCCAAACGGTGCCGGACGGCCAAAGCTGCGCCCCAAGTGCATTTCGCTTTCACTTTGGTTCGCGTAAGTAAAGGAGCCAGTTGTCCAACGGGCGTAAAAATCCGTTTGCCAGTTGATGTCCAACTCAGCCGCCGAGAAATCAGGGTTAACCAGTAAGTTTTTAGGCGGTTCCCCGCTTGCTTGCGCCTTGGCATCGTCGATGCAATCGGCCAAGTATTCAATTTTGTTGCGTGGGTCGCCGTTGGGTAGGTTCTCTCGTACTTGTCCCATGCGTTAAATCTCCATAGTCGTGACGGTGTCACCCGCCGTACCTGTTAAGGTCATGTCGGCCGTGCTTTCGATGGTGATGCGCTCGCCCGCTTCCAGTTCAAACGCATCAATAAACACCGAGGCGCTATTAGCTTTCGCGGCCTTAATCGTGATGGCTTTGCGTGTGGCGTTTTGTGCAATGTTGTGCGGGAACACGCTCACCGCTTCGGTGATGAGGTTTCCACTGACTTGTTCATCGACTTTCACCACTTGCGCGGCTTCGAGCGTGACCGCGGGCAACGATTGAACTTCTACAGGTTGCGGCGCTTTGAACTCAACAGGTGGTAAAGCAGTGACGCCAAGCTGTTGATTCGCAGCCAATTCAACCGCGGGAAGCTGATTCACTGCCAGTTGTTGATTGGGCGCGATTTCTACCGCGGGTAAGTGTTCAACCGTCACGCTTGGCATTTGTTCAATCACCACGTTCGGCAGTGCTTGAACCACGACGCTTTGCCCCTCAACAGGCGGCGTAAACGTTCCAAAACCAAACTGGATTTCAATCTGGTTGTCGGTACGGCTTGAGATAAGCAAACGCCCAAGGTGTTTACCCTCGCCCACGTTAAACACCGACGACTTACCAAGCGTGACGCGCTCACCGGACGATTCCCGATAGATTTCGATTTCAGATTGCGCCGCTTTCAGGTACAGCCAATTGCCATCTGGCGTCAGCGGGATGGCTTGACCCGCGATTAGTTGCGTGTTCATCGTTTCTTCACCATTACGTAGCCAAGCACCAACACAAGCACGATTGCCAGAACGACCATCATCTTGCTTGTTTCGACTTGCCCGCCGTCTTGTTTGAATTTCGCCAAGTCCAAGTCCATCATGGCTTGTAGATTCTTCGAGTTCTGTGCCGCTTGGCTGCCCGCCAGTCCCGCCAACATATCGAGGTTTTCACTGTTGGTTGAGGCGTACGTTGCCAAGGAATCGCCCGCAAAATCGGCCACTTCATCAATGGCGGTTTCGGCTATGTCGTGCGTGGTGTCCATCGCTTCAAGCGAAATACGCTCATTGCTGTTGAGCATTTCCCCGCCAAACTCAAAGGCTTGTTCGCCAAGCTCCATGGCGGCGTTCACTGCGCCGTGGTCGGTCATGGTGGTGTTGATGGTCGAGTTGTTCACACCCGAAATCGCCACACCGAGGTTATCGCCACTAATGGCATTCTGACCGCTGACGTTAGTCGTGTTACTGGTATTACTCGATTTTGATTTAGAACTACCCATCTACTGCACTCCCAAATCCAAACGAATAAAGTCACCGTCTTGCTTGGCAGTGACGCCAATCGAACGCACTAAACGCGCCACACCTTGAAACGCCGTATCCGCAGATAGCGATTGCATCCCCGCCGCTTTAACGACATTAACCAGTTGTTTGATGCCCGAGCGCAGACCACGACCCGCGACGCCCCACAAAAAGTAGTTATCCCCGTCTCGCTCACCCGCAATGATGAGATCATTTTCATTGCTGATTAGGCGATACAGACTCACGCGGCCATCCTTGACCGCTTTGCACAGCTCGACATACGCATCAGGGCAAGCGCGAAACGCGGGCTTGAGTTCACCAAGCGCACGTTTCGATTGCGTCACGACTTCAATTACTTCTTTTTCCATAGCAACACCGCCGCAATCACAATCACTACAAGAATCATCAACGTGGTGGAATTGCCCCCGCCCATATTGATATTGCCTACCGATAGGCTGCCACTTGATTCACCATCGGCACCGCTGACCGCGGGTCCACCGTTGGCGCTAATTGGCATCGAGCCGGAATTCCCTAAAAGCCCACCAATCATAATTTGAATCCTTTCTTGTACAGGACATAACACACCAGAAGCAGACCGAGCACCCATCCGATGCGGTCAAAACCGCCCGAGACTTTGATGCCCGCCCATACGCCCACCGCACCTGCAATCAGGTATGGAATAAACGGCATTACTTCTTCCCCTTAGCGACGTAGAACATCGCCAATAACAACAATACGAACAGCATTCCCATCATCAGGTGCGTGGTGGTCACCCCCGCAAATGCGGAGGTGTACACAGGCTCACCCGTGGGTTGTTGGTAGTCGTTATTGTGCTTTCGCTGTTCATCTGGGTTGCTCGACTGGACGCGGTCGGCTTCGTTTTCAATCTTCACGCCAAGCCAGTCCTTGCCTAAGTCGGTAACGTCGGTCATCAGTTCGCCGCCCGTTTCTAGGACGCCGTCCCAGATTGACCCCCACATGCTTTGCTCTTGCGCCATAACGCCCCCTTACTGCGCGGTAGGCACCGCCACTTGTTCGATGGCTTCAATCAGAACCGGAATGCTACCCGGTGCCGTTTTTTCCACTTCAAACGCCAGTTGTTTCATGGCCGCCGTTGGTAAACGCGCTTCGCTGCCAAAACCGCAACGCGTGAAATCCATCGAGAAGAAGCCCGCATTTTGCTCACGACCCGCCGCGGCTAAGTCGTAAGCGTTATCGCTCTTGTTCACGTTGAGTTCTTCACGTTCATCACGCAGGACGCGAACGCGTTCAATCGTGTTGTCTTTCAGATGCAAACGCTTGATAGACAGCGCCGCGCTACGCTCGGCAAAGTCAAACGGTGTGCGACCACTCGATGCGGCGTACCACGTTTGCGAATAGATGCGCGGCATGTAAATGCGCTGGCTTTGCGCCGCCGTGGTATGAGCACGAGCGCGAATCATTGGCGCAGCGGCACCCGCTTTGGCTTTTAACTGGATGTACATGAACCAGATTTCGCCTTGCAGCGTCACAAGCTCACCTGTACGGATACCCAGTTTGGTGCGCATCGACATATCGGAGAAATTCAGCACGTAGCGACCCGCTTGCACGTATTCTTTCTTGTGCTCTTGCAAGTCGATAAGGTCTTGACCCGTGACGTTGACGATTTCACGGCCGTTCACTTTCACCGTGATGCGCTCAATGTCTGCCGCATCGAGAATGTCCGTCACCAGTTCAATGTTTTGGTACGTTGGACCCGACACCAAGCGCAAGGTGGCTTGGTTGCCCCAGTTCACACCCTCAACAGGGTCAAGCTCACGTGGACGCGGGTTAAAAGGTTGTTTTAGTGCTTCCATTAGAACCACCCATTTTCGCCGTTAAGAGTTTCACGCACTGGATTGAGCACGCTGATGTTGTTGATAGCGGCAATCACGATTAACGTGATAATCAGTGCCATCAATAGGTTTTTGTGTTGCTGTTTCATGTTGTCCCTTTCGGTTGTACACGGTTAAAAAGTGATTTCATGAAACAGGGATTTGAGAGGAAGCGAAAGCGGGCGCAACCTATAGGTTAAGTGGTTAACCTATAGGTTGGATTTAGCGTTGAAGTGCTCCGGTTAGACAGTTGAATGCGCCTTTTTCGACGTTGCCGATACCATCCCGAACCAATAAATATTCGGCAATCGGCTTGCCAATCGCGGCTTTGTTGTTCTTGGCCGACTTCAAGCCCGCCAAGGTATCGACGCACAAGCCCTTTTTATCGGCAAGCCATCGCGCATCGGCCATCGAGTTGACCGCGCCAATCCACCATACAGGTGATTGCTCGGTCACGGTCTTGGGCACTTCTTGCCCGCGTTGGAAAATCGAATGCAGCACAAGCCCATATTGACGCCCACCGCGCCACAATTCGCCCGCTTTGCCTTTGAGTTTGCCGGACGTTTCCACGCAGCTTGCTAACTCTTCGATGATCACATGCAGTTGTTTGGCGTCGCCATTACCGACTGCCCACACTGCCGCGCTGAAAAATTCGAGTTCCTCACTACACGCGCCATCTTTGGGGATATACGCCAACTTGAACGACTTGCCGCGTTTACGTGCCATCACCAAGGCTTTGACGAACGCCACGCGAGAACTGGTTTCAAGACATTGTTGGCCGCGGAATTTCGCTCCCGCGTAGTTGCGGTAAGGGTCAAAAAAAACCGCTTGCGCGGCTTTTGGCACCAAACCTAAGTGCTTAACGGCGGAGGTTTTACCCCCGCCCGTGCCCGCCACGTAGATGACATGCTCGGCATCGTGTGACGGGTTGGAGTTGACCGGATTGGGGAATTTAAGCGGCGTCTTTTTCTTTTTGCTCACGCTGTTTTTCCTCCTCGATGGCTAATAGCTCTTTTTGGTATGCCATGGTTTTCTTGGCACTGTAGACCAGCGACAACACCGCCAAACCGAGCACGGCCTCTTGCATGTAATCACCAAACATCGACGACACGCTATCACTGTGTTTTTCCAAGACAGGCAACGCCGCATCAATCACCGCCGCTTTGCCTTTTTCATCAAACTCAAAATCCACACCGGAAATAATCGACGTCGCTTGTTCGGCAATGGTGAATAGCACCGACAACGCGCCCTCGAACATTTCACCCGCGGGTTGGTAGTTATCATCGTTGGCCGCTTCGGTTGATAAGTCGGTTAGTTCGCTGACTTCGGTTTGTTCCAGTCCACTGATAACCGCGGAAAAGTCGCCCCAATCATCTAGCTCTGGTTGGTTTTCCATTTCATCCTGCATTGACTAGCTCTCCCTGTTCGGTATCTGGTTCGGTTGGTTTCTTGGTTGGCATCAGTTGACGAATCGCCCAAATCAGCAAAGCGACAAAGGCTATCCCCGCTAAGACTTTTTTAACCGGAAACGGCGGCTTTTTAACGGGCGTTGGTGCGGGTTCCGGTTCGGTTGCTTGCTCGGTTTCAACGCTTGGCGCTTCCACTGGTTCATCAGCCGCAATGCTAGGCATATCAGTGCTTGCAACGATGTCGGGTACTGGTTCAACCGTTGGCAATTCGGCGTCAATTGTGACGGCGTCACTCACTTCTAACTGTTCAACTGATTCAACCATGTTGGATTCCACAAACGCGTTAATGCTCTTGCTCATTGGGCTGTTGCCACAGCTCGGACACTTGTAATAAAGCAGCCCTAAATTGCGTCCGTTTTTGGTGGGTTCGCCCTCGGCAATCAGTTTGCCCTCACCGACGCGATGCACGGTAGAAGCCGAACTACAAACGGGGCACGATACGTGCCCGCGAATTGGGTTTGGGTGCTTACTCATCGGCGGCCGCCTCGACTGTTTCCAATTGCTGCATGTTGCCTTTGACACAACCGCGATACTTTTCACGCACCTTGTTATTGAGCTTGGTGAGCTGCTCGATTTGGTCGAACAGCGTCGGATTTAAACCAAACGCTTCAAGCGAGAAATTACCCGTCATGAGCATCTTGCTTGCGCGTTTGATAATCGCGTTGGTGTCCATTTCTTTAAATTGGCTCAACTCCTTTTCCACACTGGCGTTGAGTTTGTCGGCCGCATCGAGCGCGGCCATTGCTTGCTGACATTCTTTAAGAGATAGCATTTCCATTGTTTAAGCCTCGGCTAGTTCTTCATCGGTGTTCGGTTTGTTCTGAATCTGTTTGTTGACTTCCTTCATCCAGACCAGCAATAGACGCCAAAACACGCCGCCTTTGCTGCGCTTCACTTCGGCTTCCATTTCTTGGGTGATTTTGTCGATGTTGCTCATTGGGTTGTCCTTACCTAGTTGCTGAAATCGTTGTCGCAAGCAATATCCCAAACGGGTTAAATCAGTCGTAATGTGTTGTTTTGTAATTTGATTGAACAATATTGGTCGATGGAAACCGTCGCCCCATTCGCCAACGGCTCTAATAGGCATTTCACTCCCTCAAAGCTCCATCCGGTGAGCTTCTTCAACTCTGTAATGAGTGGGGAGTTACAGTTATTTTCAGTGCTCCAAGACGTCGCTCCGCGACTTTTTAAAAGACGCTTTACGTCTTTCGTTTGCACGAGCGAATAGCACTCGCTAGCGGTTTCGATGACTTGACCGCACCACTCAAAACCAATGATTTTTTTGATTGGCTCGCCGTAGTCGTTTTTGTTTTCTTTGTAAGCCAACTTCGCGCTCTTAGCTAACTGACAAAACAGCGCCCATTTGGATGAGTCTGCCGCTTGTCTCAGTTCTTCTAGCTGATCATCTTTTTGGGTTTGTTCGGCTGTCGCTCGGCGTAAACTGCGCCACAAAGAAACAGGCTCACCACCAAATTGCTGAAATTGGCGAATGCGGTGTACCGACGCCCAAGCGCGCACTTTAAATGCGCTTTCTTCGGCTTCGGTGTCTGGCATGTGTTTACCGTTGATGTTCTTCGAGACGTACTTGGCAATGTATGCCGTTGCGCCGCCCTGGTGAGTTGTTTCATTCTCGTTGGCTACCCATTGACCCTGATTCGCTCGATGAGAGTGACTTAGACGATTGTGAGCGTACGCAACTGGACGAGAACAACCGTCTGCTCTACCCGTTCGATTTCTATGGCGCTTTCATGCGTCACCGAAAATACCAATGGGATGTGATCATGCTGACACCGGATTACAGTGCAATCCCAACATGGCTAAAAGGTTGTGCGGGTGAAGCCTATTCACATCGTTCTACGGATACCTTCTTTCGTAAGCGTAAGCCGCGTATCTATAACCATCGTCCTAAAGCAACTAAGACCGACCCCACGACCAAAGCAGACTACGCCAGCTGCAGCAGTAAGAAGATTCCGGTGGATGTGTTCGCCCTGTATCAATCCACAGGTACGGGCGGATTCAATGAAACTAAGTCAGATATCTCAATCTTAAAGTCGCCAAAGTTCCTTCTGGCCATGCTCATTGGTGTGTTGGCTATTCTAAAATTTTTCTGGGATTTGTATGTATTATCTAATAGTGATGTGGATTCGGCTCAAACAGTTCCTGCGCAAGTTGAAACTGCTTCAGCGTCCTCTTTACCTACTTCGCCTACTCTATCAATACCTCAAGCCGATACTGGTTTGGCTCGGTCGAACGCTTCTGGGGTGGATACTAGCAATGCTCATACTCAAGCTAGTCATACGACTGTTCCTCATGGTGTAAATCCATTCTTTGAAGCACTTCCAATGTACAACGATGCGAAGTCTTTCTATCTCACGGGTATAAACACAGTAGCTAACACGCATGATTATCTGTTTCGCATCGATAGAGGTAGAGATACCTATTACTTGCGTTCACAGACGTTAGCGAAGTTTGGATATGAGTTTGAGTTAATTGATGAATGCTTAGTGATGGTGAAATCCAACACAATCAACGCACTACTAACTTGTCCACCAAGCATTAACTACGACGCTAACGAACCGGACAAAGAAATGCAGCTAACGGGTGTTCAAAGTGGTGTTGATATTTTCAACTTAAATGAGGGCTAACGTATGAATCGAAACAAAAGGTACGAACAACGCATGAAGCAAAACGGTTTTAAGAAGATAACGATTTGGGTGCCTTCTGATAAAGAGTCCGATGTAAAACAAGCTGCATCGGCCATGTGTGAAGATGAAAGCCTAACAATTGGCGTACTCAAGAATATAAACACGGGTCGCATGGTATCAATGCACTAAATAACACCTGTCACTGGTGACGTTGCCCCGCAGGGATAAGCAAAGCACGAAGTGCAAGCGAAGCACCAAGCCGCCCACGGAACCCATATTTTTGTATCAATAGCTAATCGGCGCGGTTAGCCTCCTTACCTAAATGGCTGACCACTCCCCACTTCCTGCTAAGCCAACCTTCCAGAGCCTAACCACGAGAGAGGTGCGTCTTGCTACTGCAACCCATCGAACCTTGAGTTAGGCTTCGTTTCTAATTCGTAGTCCTTGATCTCCATTCCAATTAGCCGTAGCTTCTTGTGCGCTAGGTTTTATATGTCAAGGATATGAAATGGCTAAGTTTTTAAATACGAGTGCTACAAACTACTACCTCGAAGAACTCATTAAAAATGCTTCAGAGAGACTGATTTTAATCAGCCCTTTTCTAAAGCTAAACGACCGCATCAAAGAACTGCTAGAAGACAAAGATCGTTTAAAGATTGATATTAGAATCGTCTATGGCAAAAGCGAGCTTCAACCTGATGAAATCAATTGGCTCAAGGGCTTATCTTTCGCGCGTACAAGCTTCTGTAAGAACCTCCACGCCAAGTGCTACATGAATGAAAGCTCATGTATCATTACGAGCTTAAACCTGTATGAGTTTAGTCAGGTAAACAACAATGAAATGGGAATCTTCATTGACCGTGACGAAGATGCAGAGATTTACAAAGACTCATACGAAGAAGCTCAACGTATTATTCGCATTAGTGATGAAGTTCGAATCTCACTCGAGAAAGTTCAAGCTGCCGCTGTCGAGACTGAGAGCAGCGAAGAATCAGATCCTGAACAAGACCAAAACAAGATCACTTCCTCCAAATTGGCTAAGAAGCACAAGCTTAAAACCGATGACTTCCTTAAGCTATGTGTAACCAAAGGCTATCTATCGTTAGATGATGGAAAGCATTCATTAACGGATGCGGGTAAATCTTCCGGCGGAGAGTTCAAATACAGTAAACGTTTCGGTCCCTACTTCATCTGGCCTGAATCATTAGAAGTTGTTTAACGTCATTGGCCTGTTCCGACCGCGAGAGTCGCGCAGACTAAGCAGCGAGCGCGGGAGGTAAAGGCCAAACCCCCGTATCTGTATTACGGGGGTAAATTCCACCTATCCTAAAGACATTCGTAATAATCTATTTATCAATCAATTATGGAGTCAGTGTTACTTATAGTCTGTAGACTCATAGAATGCACAATATCAAGATCGTCTTTCAAAAAATGGGGGCTACATGAAAGACGACAAAGAGTTGCTCAAAAGTTTTGGGGAGCGTGTAAAAAGCTTAAGAGTTGAGCTAGGCATGAGTCAAGAACGGCTTGCTGAGTCTAGTGGCTTACATAGGACTTATATCGGTTCTTTGGAGCGTGGACAACGAAATGTTAGCTACCTCAATATCTTAAAAATTGCTGCTGCTTTGGGAATTTCTGCTAGCGTCCTACTCGAAGGACTAGACTAAATGAACAATATAGATCAAGCAGTAGCTCTTTATTTAGAGCATATCTACGATAGAAGAAAAATAGAATTATTACGTGCACATGGACTGAAAGTAGCAGGGTCAGTACCTTCTATTATGTGGGAGCTATTTGGTTCTGTATTAACAGGTCGAAATTCCATTGGTATCACTGGTGCTGATTTACAAGGATGGGAAGTCAAATCGGTAAAGCATGGTGGTTCTTATGAGTATCAATATCACCTAAACACAGGTGCGCAGAAACTTAATGAGGATTGCGAAGTTAACCATCTTTTTTGCTGTTATTCTCCTACTTATGAAAATGTTGTCGTCAGAGCAATGAGAGGCGAAGATTTACGAGCCACATTCTTTGATGTTTGGAGACCCCAGTACACCGCGAATTATGATTCAAGTATTCCAGCGGCTCAAAGGCGTCAACGATTCCGTAAAAGTATACCTTTCGGTTATGTTGAACATAATGGCATATTGGTATTAGAGATAACAAACGGTACACTTACATATCGAAATGATGAGGTTATACCTAGGTTAAATAGATGAAGACATTTTGTGAGTTTTTTGCCGGTGTCGGGCTTTTCCGGGAGGGGCTTGAGTCGTATGGCTGGAAGTGCCAATGGGCTAACGACATATCATTAGACAAGAAACAAGTCTATTTAGACAATTACGGAAGCGAGCACTTTTGGCTCGGTGATATATGGGATGTATTATCTACTGAATCTAAGTTACCTAGGAGTTCTTTTTTATACACAGCTTCGTTTCCTTGTACAGACTTGTCTGTAGCTGGTAATAGAGCTGGGTTGGCCGGAGAAGAATCCGGCACATTAGGTGCTCTTTTTGAGATTCTGAAACATAAGAAAAATGAAGATAATCTTCCAAAAGTCGTCTTACTAGAAAATGTGAAAGGATTCTTAACATCTCATCAAGGTCAAGACGTTACAGACACTGTGGCACTCTTTTCTGGTCTTGGGTATTACGTTGATATTGTAGAGCTTGATGCGATTAACTTTACTCCGCAAAGCCGCCCAAGAGTATTTGTCATTGCTGTTTGTGAAGAAATTGCATCACGAGTGATGCATTTAAAAGACTCTGTAACGGACGATTTTTGGTGGGCTTGTTATGACAAGACTCCGATGCTTAAATCCAACAAGCTGAAAAACATCATCAAATCTAGCCCTACTCTGAATTGGGCTTTATTCCCACTGTGCGAGCCAACACCAACAGATAAACGTCTCATCGATATCGTGGAAAAAATACCAAACGATTCTGATTTGTGGTGGAACGATACTCGAAGAGAACATCTTCACAAACAAATGAGCGACCTGCATTTATCTGAACTAGAGAAGATGGTTAATTCTAATACCTTAAGTTATGGTACTGTCTATCGTCGAATGCGAAAAGGCAGATCTATGGCTGAATTGCGAACTGATGGGTTTGCAGGATGTCTCCGAACGCCAAGGGGTGGTTCTAGCAAACAAATCATAATAGAAGCGGGGAAAGGAGAATGGCGAGTCAGATTATTAACGCCACGCGAGTATGCAAGACTTCAAGGTTTAAGAGACTCTTTTATTCTTCCTGACAATGCTAACAAGGGTTATTTTGCTATGGGAGATGCCGTCTGCGTTCCTGTCATTGAATACATAGCTAGGGAAATATTAGAACCCGTTTATGAGGCAATGAAGCAGCATAGAAGTGCGGCTTAGATATTTTTAAAGGCTCCTCATTTGGAGCCTTTTTACTAGATTATTTTTTTTAATACTCGTGCATACTTCAGGATTTGATGTGCGATTCCAATATCATTTGATGCACCTAATTCTAGTAAAGCAACAATCAATACTTGCTGCGCAGTAACCAACTGTCCTGTTGGAAGCTCCAACCTATCATGCCTCATTACGAAGTTTTCCCAATCTTCACAACTGCTCAGCTCCCTGCCCTTATTCATCCTCATTAAGCGTTTACACTCAGGCGGAATAGATTTTCCCTTATCCCATTCTTTGACAGTCCTCACAGTTTTTAAACAAAGTTTTGCAGCTTCTTCGACGGTTAAACCACATTCAAATTCACGAAAAATATAGTTTTTAGTCATTTCGTGATACTTCAT